GTGTTGGCGGGGTGCTGACCCGCACGAAAGTTACAACTTGGGTGTGGCAGCGGTCACATTGCCATTTTTGTTTTTTTGTTGGCACGTTCCGCCTTTCGTAGATATTTGAGCATTGATGCGATGATGGTTGAGTTGTCGTCGAACATGCCGAGCATCCGGTTGCATTTGTCGCAGAGGAGTCCTCTGATGCGTCCGGTTTTGTGGCAATGGTCTACGGATAGGTACCGGATTTTTCCGGTGCGGTGGTTGCGTCGGGTTTCTTTCTTTTTGCAGATTGCACAGCGTCCGTTTTGGCGGGTGTGCATTTTGTTGTAGTCGGAAAGGTTGATGCCGAACAGGTGTTTGAGGTGGTATTGCTTTCGTTGTTCGGTGGTCAGCCTGTTCGCCATTGGTAGAACCTGTCGAGCCCCCGTGATTCGGAATACTCTGCTAAAAGTAGTCCGGCTTTCAGGTTTGTTCGGGGATTCAATAGGTCTTCTTTGGTTTTTATTAGACCTTTTGTTCGGAGGTATGTGACCCATGACACATCGTTGATTTGGAGGTAGCCCCAGTCTTGGGAGGTCACAACCCCGAGCGTGTTACGGTTCCTGCCGATGGAGTCGTGTTGGCAACGTGACTCTCGGTGCATCAGGTACCTGATTTTGGGGAGGTCTTTATTTCGCCAGCCGACCTTCTTGGCTAGTTCGATGGCCCTGTCGCATCTCCGGCGCTCTACGGGCGTTTCAGAGGCTTTTGCGGGGCTTGTGGTTGCTGCTAGTAGGGACAGGGACAGGATGAAGGGGGTCAGGATGCGCTTGCGCAAGATGGTCTCCTTTGTTCGATGGACAGGGTTAGTTACGTCTCATAAACCTCCAAGTGTTAGACAGATCGAATCAGTTTAGCGTAACCAACTCAGCGAACCGAATAGGTATCTCAACAAACTGCTCATCAACCGTGTACTTCGTCGCCTTCCGCACAACCCGAGACCGCTTCACAACATCACCCGCAACGAGTAACGCATGAGAACGATTCGAGTTCAGCATCACAAAAATACTTTGACGGTTCGCAAACTTCAACTTGCGAGCAGAGAAATGCACCGACTGAAACGGGAACCTGCTACCCAACCAGTTGTGTTTCACTTCAACTTCGAACGCCCAGCCGTTGTCGCACAGCAGATCGATGCCGTACTGGTCAGGGTTCACATACAGGTGATGCCCGTAGCGTCGTGCAGCCCACCGGATGACGTCATCCTTGGCGTCGTCGTCCCTGTTGTAGAGGGTGCGGTCAAACGGTTTTGGGGTCAATGCCAGCCGCCTCTTTGTAGCGGTCACAGATGTGGCAACTACAGTCGGTGTCAGTTAGGTAATACTCGTAGGCGATGTCACGCCACCTGTCACGCTCGGCGGTCAGGTTTTGGATTGCGCTTCGCATCAGTTCGATGGAACGGGCCGCATCGCTGTAGTAATACTCCCAGATTTGGTCAGCCACCACGCACCGCCTTCAGTTCTGCCCGTAGGCGTTCAATCTCATCAGCGGCTTCCGAGCGTTCCCGTTCAATTTCATTAGCCAGAAATTCGTAAAAGCCTGACGGCACTTCTACATAGCCTTTTTGGTGCCATTTTTCGCCTTCCCGTAGTCGGGTCACAATGTCATCACTCACCAAGAATCACCTTCGCAAACTTCGGGTCACGAGACATCAACTGGTCAACGTAAGCGTCTTTCGCTTCCTTCGGCACCCACTCGTCAAGGATGGTTTGAGCAATACGCCGCCACCCATCTTCAGCCGTCTGAGTAAGGCTCCACATTTTCTTCCACGCATCCAGTTCGTCACTCAATGACCGATACGCCGGACAGTCCTTACAGGTATACGGAGTACCAGATTTGAAAGGTTCCCAGTTCATGACTAACCAGCCTCCTTCACACTTACAATCGTGCGAAGTTCCCATGCGGGGCAACTTTCATCGATAAGGCGTTCAAGAACAGAATAAGTGTGCCAATGGAACCGCCAATCTTCTGCTGGTTCGACCCCCGCACTTGCCATTTGTTTTGCCAATGCTTTCATGGCACTTTGCTCGGCAATGCGCTGCACTTCAACGGTCAATTCTGGGAACCCATCGTGACCACCACCAATCCAAGTTTTGCTTCCCCATTCAGCCATCAGTAACCAGCCTCCTTCAACAAATCAACCCACCACGACACCGGCATCACCGCATACCAATCACCCACCTGCAACGTGCCCCGTCGCTTGACCACAGCCACACCAGTCTGAGCACCAGCATTATTCACTTCCTCTTTCAACTCCGACATAAACTCCGACAACGTGATCTTCTGATGGTCTTTCACCTCGATCACGACCGGGCCGATGCCAGTCACATCGCCCTTGTCGTTCACCCCAGCCAACGCACGGCGCTCCGCATACGGGAACCCGTTACGTTTCAGGAACTCCACTACCTGATTCTCGGCTCGTGTGCCTTTTTGTTTTTGTTTGCTCATTGCTCTCCCAAATCTCTTGAAACCATAAATCCCCGTAGATAGTCCACGGGTGATAACCAAACTTGCAGCACAAACGGTCTGCATGGAACACGGTCAAACCGATACGTTGCCAAGTAGCAATCGACTTGTGATGTGTTTGCCTCCATTCGGACGGCAACACTTTCAGCAACGGTTCGATAGGCAGGCGGGTCATCTTCCTCTTACGGTTCGAGTTAGCGACCCGCCCTGCCTCTTTACATTCATCGCATCGGCACCCGTTCGTGTACGAGGTGTAGATGCCGTGTTCCATCAGAACGGACTTGGCGAATAGAGGTCTCGGGCTTCACGTTCAATCAACGAACGGATAAGAACAGACCGCTTGCAGCCACGCTGCTTGCACAGTTCTTCAATCCATTCGATGTGTTTGTTGCCGAGCCGGACACCAACAATCTTCGTTGATGCTTCCAAACCGTCTGGGTCTACCGTCTTCTTGTTAGCCATCATGCACCTTCCTTGAATGATTTGAGTTCCTTGAACGCTGCCCGGAGGGCGGGGATGTCAGAGTTTTTGAGGTCTCCGTCCCATTCCAACCCGGCGTTTTGTGCCATGACGTTCGGGTCGATGCCCGCTTTGGCGCAGGCCGCCAGTAGTTGTTGGCGCTGCTCGGGGGACAGTTCGTCGGTGTCTGCCGTTTCCGCTACAGCCTGTCGGGGTGTGGCGCTACGGGTTGGCGTCTGCCGTGCGGAACGTTCGTACACCTCATGGTCAGGGTCAGTCTCGTCTGTCGGCAGGCACAGGGTTTGCAGCAGGCAGGTACGGAACGCCACCGACATAGCCTTGGCGGTTGCTTTGTCACCGGAGTCCATTGACTCTGCCGAAACAGTCGCAGGGATGTATGAGCCGTCGGGTGCCCAAAACTTGTAGGTGACCGTGACACGGCAATGCCCCATCGAGGTGCGGTTCTTGCCAACCTCCACGGTCGTGTAGTCGTTCGACACAATCTCGGGTGTGACAACAACACCGTGCTTGCGCAGGGCTGGGGACACAGCGTTCACTACTGCGTCGATGCCACGGAAGTTGAAGTTCTGTGCCTGATTCCGTTCACCTTTGCGAACAGCACCGACATCTTCCATGACTCGGGATAGCAGTTCGATGATTTGTACTGCGGGTTTTGCTTCCATTACTTTGCTCCTTTCAAAAGCAAGGTTCTTGTTGTTGTTTGCTTAGAGAACTGTCGGGCGATGTCCGGCATCGCAGCCTTGAATCCCTTGATGTCGAGCGAGTCCCTGGTCTGCGCCTTCCATGTAGCAACGACCGTGCCGTTGACTGTAGCGGTATCGGCGTCACCGATCAAGTCGCACAGTTCAGCCTTCAACTGGTCTTCCAGTTCGGCATACGCTTTCGCCTCAGCCTTGACATGCTTCAACCGTTGAATCAAATCGAGCGCCTCGACAGGCAGTTCTTCGATACGAGCCTCAGCCTTCAGGTAGCGACGGTTGATTGTCTCGTAAGACCACTTCACACCAGCCGGGGTCATACCCAGATCGATTGCGTTCAGCCACTTCTCCACAGCGGAGATGTGTTCGGCCTGTTCGGCGGGGGTGATCTTCTGGGTATGCAAATGAAGTTGCATCGAAGGGTCAAACACCGCCCAAGTGACTTGTTCTACGTCGGCGCAGATCGCCTGCTGGATTCCTTGGATGCGCCAGTAGTCGGGAAGTTCACCTTCCCACGGTTTCGTGGTGGTTTTGATTTCGAGGACAGCCCGGTCGTCTGCTGTTTCGTAGAACCCGTCGAGGGTGGCGACCATGCGGGCACCGCCCTTGGATTCGGCCACAAACATCTCCTCGGGTGTGATGTACGGCACACCCAGTTTGTCGGATGCCCATTCCATCACGAACGGTTCGAGACGGTTGCCTCGTTCCATCGCAGGGTTCGGCGGGATAGGTGCCGGGGGAACCTCCGACATGAGTTCTGCTGCGTAGGTGTCCATCGGGACAAACGGATGCAACCCGTAGATTGCTGCGACTGCCGAAGCAGACACCCGCTTGTTCCCGTCTTCGTCTCGGAACCTGATCGTCAGCCAGTCTTGGCCTCCGTGTTCCGGTTTGGCAATACGGTAACGCTTGAGCATTGAAGCCCCTTTCTGTTGTTGTACGGATTGCTCCGCACCTTACAGAAGGGGTGTGCTAGTTGTCAATAGGTTTCGTGAAAGGTGTGAGAAAAGTCACAGAGCGCATCATTGCGGACGGGATGTGGATGACATGATCGAAGAAACCATCAGGTGACTTCGACTGGGCGACCGTCAAATGTTTCGGTTTCCCGCCGTCTTGTTCAGCGACCAACATGCCGACAGTCGCAACAAGATGTTCGTCTTTATCATCCGGGTCGAGGGTGTCCCAATGGCCTTCGCCTGCGTGGGCGTCAGCCCACACAATCAAAACAAACTGGTGCTCATTCTCCATCGTCAGTCCAATCTTCTTCACCTTCAGATTTGCACAGCCAACAGTAGCGACCATCTTTGGTAGGCCAACAGGTTCCACAGTCGGGACAGACAAGGACGTTTTTGCCCATGCAGGGAGCCTACTACGCTGCCTGTGGGACACGCTTCCGCAACGCCAAAAGACGTTCAAACGCCTTGATAAATGCGGCTTGGTCAGCCTGCGGGACGACCGCTTTTTCGAGGTACTTGACGAGGATTTCGATGTCGGTGTGCGTCATAAGGAGACGCAGGTTAGCACCCTAGATGTCGCCCTTGAGGTGGTCGTCGATGTGGTTATCTAACTTTGTTTCTATACGGTTCAACGAATCAGCGACGACTGCGTGGTCGTCACGGTTCTCTTTGCGCATCGCTTGCACAAGGGCCGCTAATACCGTGCCGACAGACCCGATTAGGGCTACGAGGATTATCTCGCTCATTCGTAGAACCCTTCTCGATTCCAGCGGCGGTCGAGAATATGAGCGCCAAGCAGACAACTACAGAACACAACACAACCAAGAACAGCAAGACCGGCAAAAGTACGACCCATGTCACCCCTTCAAACCTTTCCTTCCTTTTTTCTCCTTGCGTGTCGGCTTCGCAACCTTCGTTGCTTGTTCAACGGTTCCGCCGACGATTTCGGCAGGCAAGTTGTCACAATCGTAACACTCAAGGTGCCAGATTTCAAACTCTTTGTTGTTCGGGTCGCCCACACCCCACGCCCAACCGAACTTCTCACAGTTCGCCTTCAACCAATCGACATGCTTCTGGGAGCCGCCGAGGTTGATGAGTTTCTTGTTGACGACCGCCGCTATGTCACAGGCGCAACCCCACCCG